GGCACTCATATTTGTAGGAGCAGAGAATCCAAAAATGGATGCTACAGAACCTACTATATCAGCGGCCCAACTAACAGTACCTGCGTACATTCCTATGTAAGGAATAACAGATAATATATTAGCTGCTTTAGATATCTTGGCTGCTGCTCCACTGACAGGACCTACACCTGCACTGTCTGCTTCTTTTTCAGAATTAGACTTTCTTTTAACTTTAGCTTCCTTGAAGTTAGCTTGTGTTATAGAATCAGGAATAGTTTGGCCTATCAATTCGACATCTTCCAAATGCACCCACAAGGTGTATTTAGCATCAATGGAACCGGTGACAGCTTCTAGAGATTTATAAGGAAAAATGCGAACACTATACCACACAGGTTGGGCATTAATATAATCGATAAGTTGCAATGGATAATAATCATTATACGCAGCATACGGCAATCGAAGAATACACGCTTTTTCCGTGTTGATATCTATCTCTACATGCGGAATCTGAGTACGTTGTACTAAAGATGCCGATAAGAGATTAGTGTTTTCTGTTACTTTATTTGATGCAGATACTCCACCGCATGGAATTGCGGAGAGCATGTACCTACCTTGCTGAAATCTTTCTGCATTAACTTGTAAAGTTAAGACAACAGTGGCCCTTATGCCTAAAAATCCTTTTACTTTGTCATAGTAAATCGGATCTCTGAGCATTTCTGTAGGTAATAAATGGGTGGGAAATGTTGTTGATACATCTCCTCCTGTAAGAGAGCCGGATGCTAATTTCTTAGGTTTACCTAGAAATTTAGCTACCGACTCTGATACTTGATCTGTACTAGCTGCGAAATACAACGACGAGATAGTACGTGGGGCAGGTGGGACTGCGGAAACAACTTCGGTGTCTGGGACAACAAAGTTGGTGGTAGTCATATTTTCTTGAGCTGACATCTGCTCGGGAAGATTGGTGTGTTCTGCTGGCGATTTAATTTAAGCATAACAAGTCCACCCTGACTTGAAACGCCGAGGAGGGTCTCTGGATTATACATCCATCCTGAGAAGTAAATCGGTTTTTCCAATTAGATGTTTAATGTGATAAGCGTTCAAAAAGTATTTTTAACCTCCTTTGGTAATAACTTTTTGCCGTAATCATAATCACAAGCTGTGTCCTAACCATTGTTATAGCCTGTAGGACTGTACAGGCAGGGCTTACTTAGAAATCCACAGTAAAAGGTTCACTGTTATAAACAGATTCCCTCCACTTGTAGTGGTCCCAAGTAATCCCGACAAAATCTTTGATCTTTGCCTTTTGAATAGCCTGACGCATCGCCGGAGCATATTCGTCGAACACTTCTTTCTTATGTAAACTCAATTCCCTAAAATAGAATTTAATCGTGTCACGAGTTATCTTATGATAGTAATCTCCCTTCTTACTCCAAAGAGGAGTATTGAGGATAGTTTCCAAAGATAAAGCTGCATGAACTTGATCATCTTCTAAATTAAAACTTCGCTTGAGAAAAGTAGCTTCTGTTATATGCACGTACCCGATCTCTTGATCCTTCTTATCTGCTGTGACGGTATATCCTCGTTGTAACATACATTGAGTTATACCTTCAGCTGTGAAAAACGGCTTAATCATGTCGTGAGTAGATAATATAACATCATCACCTTGAACTATGGATTCTATAAGAACATGATAAGGGTAGACTTCAGTTATTTCAGAAGGAACTAACTTAAAGTAACAATATCTCAAGTTGAGTTGGTTAATTATCCCGTTAATTAATAAAGTAAGGATAGATCCAGAAGGTAAACTTCCTATCCATTCTATAACTTCAGAAAATACTAAATGTCGAGAGTTAGTAACTTCCATATAAACGGTAGCCCTTCCAATATCATAGTCGTCCATTCCGTGATGGCGATACCATGATTGCAAAATATAGAGGGCATCTCGTAAAGTCGTAAGAGTATGACTAGAATCGTACTTCGCATAATCAATACACAACACGAATGTAGTGTGTATGCTAGGCGAGAATCTGGCCAATAACATTGCTAATTTCTTCCATTGTTCCGAATAAGGATTGACTGTAGTAGCGAATCCCTTTTCAAGACAGTCCTTAGAAAAGAATTCAATAGATTTACCAAAAAGCTGCTTAGTCAGCAAAGCCAGAAACATACAAGCTCCTGAAAACATTCTGGATTCACCTGAATCTCTCTTCTTGATACTGACCAAAGCATCTTTTAGGTTATCAGTATACAAATACTCCAATCTCTCACCTCTATTAGCGCACTGAAGACGATACAGCATCTCTGTCTCGAATTCTTTCCAATGAGGATTCAAAGGGCCACGAATGGCACCTTCTCCTAAAAGGTTAGATTTATACTTCGGGTTTGTGTATTTAAGTGGAGCTCCGGCACTAGTGCCGGATGGAAGAGCACTATACAAAGGATTCTTATCGCTACCATAAATAGCTTCTTCGAGAGTTAAGAGTTCCGTATCTATACTCCATGTTTTAGAACAGTAGTAATCAATACAATCCATAACGGCAAGACCATTTTGGCATGAATCTATGTCGATTTTGCGAGGATAGTAATGAGCAATAGCTATCTTATATGGATCCAAACCTCGTGACGCCATCAATAAAGCTGGTGCCTTAGATGAAGGCGGTAGATGTCTAGATATACTTGATGGAACTATTTTACTAATCTTGTACGGGCTGTGGCAATAAGGTTTTAAATCCATCGCAGCCTGTACACTAACATGGGGAATATCTACTTTAAAGTCATAATTGTCCTGATTCTCCTTAATAATTTCGGCTAGTTTGACATAACATTCATTTATTAGTTCTTGAGTAATCATAGCACTCCAAGCGTATGAAATAGAATAACCTTTATCTGTACCTCCAACATGTATACCTATAATCCGACGTTTACCTAGCCTAGGTACACGTAAAGTCAAAGGAACTCCACAATCTCCCTTACCAGTGTCAATCCTATATTCTATAGCTTTCGCTAACTTAAGGTCTGCTATATTACATGAAGTAATTGATGCAGATGAACTAAGATATGCTCCTTGTTCACTATTTAATTTCATAGTCACGAATAAGTCGTCGTTGCTAAGAGAATGTATATCAGCGTCAAGTAGAAAGTATGATTTAATATCCTTTTTCTGTTGAGCGAGACGATTGTTAAGTCGCCACCATATTAAGTGAGTATCTCCTTCAAAAGTATGATATACATTTAATAAAAATTCAACGTAATTGATCTCAAAGATATCTTCGTCCTTGCTATTGGTCAGTGTAATCCATACATTTTCTAATTTCTCAGAAAATTTGGATTGAGGCATTGTAGCATAATGCTCCGGTATCACGATGGTTTCACTATCTAAGAATAGAGCACTACCCATTTGATACGTATTAAACGAATCAGGATGACCTTCGGCTCGATATTCTATACAGAAAAATGCAGTATTAGAATTCGAAATCTTTTTTACCATATCAAATCCTGATATATCATTGCCTTGGGCTACTGATTTACCAAGATCTCTGAGGTTCATCTTAGCTGCCTTGGAAGATTTTTCAAATCGCGGTTGGGCGCTTTGAGTTTCTCCTCCTGCAAACATTTTCATAATCATATTGTACGCTGCATTAAATAAGGCTATAGTAGCTCTACTTGCTGCCATGATTGCTTTACCTGTGGTATATCCCACTGCATAAAAGAAAACCATCCGAGGAAATGTGTCTAAGTTTGCTATCCATGTGAACAAGGATACAGTTTTCTTAGACATATAATCTTTGATTTTATCTTTCAATGGTTCATCAAAAGCAACTATTAGAGTTACTCCTTCAATTTCGAGTCTTGAAAACTTATATCTTCTAAAAAGCATTTCTCCAAATTTGAGATTTCTATTGGCCATTAAACAGAAGAAAACAAACGGATTCATACCTTCAAACATAGGAGGCAAATCTTCTGTAGTCAAAGGAGTATACACGGATGCACATAAATTATAATACATGGCGTAATACATTAACCATTTTTCATCTATTTTGGAACACAATAAAGCGTATGCTTTAGGTGTCATCATAGTATGAGCTTCAGTACATTTTTCTATTTTGTCATTAAGTATAGTACCCGTTCGAGCTATAGGGGATAACGTTACAGATAGCATTTCCCTAGCGTTTAATATTCTCATGTCGAGCGACATATTTTCATGTAAATAGGCGAAATTTATCTCCATCTTCTGCCTACTAGGAAAAGCACGTTTAAACTCTTGACCAGCGTAACTATCTCCGTTAAATTCATCATCAGCTAGAAACTCATGATCTAGTGAATCAAAAACATCGAAATTTTGATCTATTACGTCGTCATTGGAAATATGTAAAGTTTGCATTTCCAGATCGAATTCGGCTTGCGCGAACGACGGAGCTACAGAACGCATTCTAGCATGTTCTACATTATCTAATTCTTGCTGCCTACGATCTTGTAACATTTGGCTTACTTTTTCAGCAACAACTGCTCTTCTTCGAATATTAGAATGAAATCTCTTAGTCTTAGTTATGTGCAATTCTTGCATAATTGAACATAATTTTGGAAAGGAAACATACACTATGTCGTCTTTACGTCCATTTTTCACGACTTTATACTGAAATTTATCTACGCTAATATCTAAAACACCTTCTTGACTAGTTTTAATTTTCTCAGGGTCGATGATATTGATATCGGTATCTTTTGCATATTCAGGAAGAGGGATAGGTGTTATAAACAGATCTATTCTTCTTTCTATTGCTTTAGGGTCGACGAGTGAATAAGGTTTGATTTCTATGCAATTTGTGGTACCAAATACCCAATTCGGCTTTGCAAAATCTTTTCCCTTATCATCTAGCGATGCTTGATTTAATAAAAAAGGAGCGGTGTTGATAAGATAAATCAGATCTATAAAAGAATTAGCGGTTGAACCAACTACGTCTCTCAATTGTCCCCAATCGTCCATAGACACCACTTCACAAGTAGAAGGGTATCCGGGCCAGAATTCTTGGGTAGAAATACGAGGGTACACTAGATTATGCCTTTCAGATTTTTGACGTTCTCCTTTTCCTAAAGATATATCGATTGCGATATCTATAAGCTGGGCACTAAGCTCTGTCTTGTAAATACCTGGAGGACCAGTTAACATTACACACACAGGTTCTTTCCTGAAAGATTTATCTACGGAAAGGAAGGTGTTAAAATGCGAGTTTATTTTTCTTAAAATTACTACGCGCGAGCTAACTATACGGGACATATTAGTCTTATGTTTACCGTCTAAATTACATAATGTTCGTTCGTATTCTTTTAATAGAAAGTCTACTCGTAAAGCGTTTTCAATGTTAATATCTAACTTTCTAGCTTCAAATTGCTGCAACAGTTCTTCAAATTTTACATTCAAATGATCCGTCTGGTTGAAAAGCGTTTTTGCGGTGTTAAAGCCGAAATAATCGTTGGTTCCAGCATCAAGGGCTTGTTTAATAGCATCTAATGTGTTAGCCAAAAATTCAGGTAAATCCTTTGATAATCTCAACACAGATGTGAGGTTATTAAGAGTACATTTCGGCCAAGAAGTAAAAATAGATGTTAAGAAACTAAAGTCATCAATAAGTCCCTGAGGAGAAACGGGTAGTTCAGTTGAACCACCGAAAAATTTTCCTAGAATTGAAGATAGCAAAGTAAAGACATTAGTTCCACAATCCTTAAAGAATTGAGAAATATTCTTGACTCCTATCTGGTAAACGGCGTAGCCTACAGCTGCAGTAGCGAGAGCTATATTAGTCTTATTAACTTCTACAGATAACCTATAAACAGCATAGGCTACTGCGGAAGCTCCTAAGAGTCGTGGGACGACATCAAATTGTGCTATTGCATCTTTGATATCAGTCACCTTAGTCTCAACTTTTTCTTGGGTTGATTTGAACACATTAATAAAAGATTCGAATGTCTCATTTAATGAGTCAAACGATCCTGTTACTCCTTGCGATGCTTCGCACAACTGCTGAAGCATAGAGGCTTGTTGTGAGGTGGTGGGTACTCGGTCACGTATTGTTTGTTGAATAGATTCAATAGTATC